TTTTTAACAGCAAGATATATCCCACCAATGTCTCAATATAGCACCATCAATGCTCCATCCATTTCTCTTTCAGCTTTAAATGGTCTACAAGTTGGAAACACAGACTCATCTCTGGTGTGGGACAATTTTAATAATTACATGATTCCAGGATCAGATACATTAACCATTTCGGTTAAGCCAGACAACGTAGGTTCATTTTTCTCCCTATCTGGATTTGGCTTTGGTCAACTATCATTAAGATACACTGCTGATGATGGTGGAACCTTAGAACTTTACTCTCCTGAAACTCCAGCAATTACATTAAAGGAAACTGGGGTCTCTACTGGATCCTGGAAAACAGTTCTTATTTACTTTACTGGAAATATAGTCAACATGCAGGTTGGAACTGGAACAGTAAGATCTTATGACATTGGTTCTCCAATATCCGTAACTAAGCTCACGATGTACCTTGGAAATACCTATACAACCGTAGATGGGGTTATCACTACTAATCCAATGGTTGGAGGTCTGAAGAATTTAATTATAACTCCAAGCGGGGGTGGGTGGATAAAGGCTGAACTACTTTCTAATTATAAAATCTCTCAGTATTCAGAGTGGACAGCCCAACTTACTCCAAAGTCTACTGGAAATATTATTGGGTCAAGAATGCATCATGGAACATCCTCAAGAAACATTGAGTTATACACGTCCCTAGACAGCACAACTTGGGTAAAGCTAGAAGAAAATGCAAATCAAATTCCAGCAATATCTTTAAATCAACCTCAGCCAGTAATCTATACTAAAGTAGTTATAAATACTCCAGATAGTTCAGTTAATAAGCCAACTCTAGACTTTTTAGAATTAATTACTTACCGCTCTATGTATATGGATGCTAGAGGATTTCATTTTTCAGTTACCCCTTATTCATCAAACAACAAGCATTCCTACATTGTAAGACCCAATGAATATAACGTTCTTTCAAGAGATACCAATATAGGAATTTACTTTCAATCAGCAACTGGCTCAAATGTGCCAGGAAGAGCAATTGTAACAACCTCTGACTCAAAAACCTATGAAGCTATAGAGTTTTGGTTTAAGGTTCATTCTGATCCATCAGTATCTGAAAGCTACATTATGCACTGTGATTCAACTTTAGACTGTGGTCTGTATTACGATGCTGATCTAAAGTTAAATCTATCTGGAGCGGGATGGAATGTGGGATACCTTAATGGAGAAGTAATCTCTGGTACACCCACTTTAATTGTAGATGAGATTTACCACTTTGTTGGTACACTAGATGCTGCAAGCAATGCTGTAATATCTCTTAATGGTAAGTATGATGACACAAAACATGGAAACGTCTCATTTGGCTATATTGCAGAGTATGCCACTAATCCATTTACATCTGTTGACATTGTAAGAGAACAGCGTAAAAGGTTTTTAGGAATAAATCAATATGTGCAGACAGATTCTCAGTCCATAACTTTATCAGACACCCCGTTGGTTATATCAGCACAATGGTCAGTTGTTCCAGCAGCCATTGTCTAATGTTATGGCTTTTATTTATAAAATGGTAGAATGATGGTATGAAAAATAACAAAATGAAGGTAAGCATTGTCGAAGAATCGGATAAAGGCATCTATGTTTGGATTATGCCTGACGGATCCATTGTTGCAGACGATGAAGGAAATTACTTTAATATCCCGTCATTTAAGAATGATCAGATCCAAATAAACAACTTAAAAGATTCCCTAAAGAACGAATTTGGCATTACAGAAGGAAAGCCAGTATTTATGTCTGGTTATCGCAGGGTTACTGACGAAGAGTATGAATACCAAAGACAGAGACTTGAATGGGGATTGATCCCAGATGAACTAGACATTGCGGCATTTGAAGAAGAAATGAAGCAAAATAAAATTAAGGAACAGCGTAAAAATGGCTAAAGTAACAGTTGCAGATAACCAAGATGATGATTTTGAGAATGGCATCCAGATTAGAACTGGATCAGAATTCGGAATATTCAAGAAGTCTTTAGATGTCAACCATGACGCAGATCCATTCTCTCTTTCAGGAGATGATCTTTCTAGACTAACTGGTATCTCTCACAACTTTAGAAGAAAGATGAATCGTGAGATTCAAAAGGCAGCCACTTCTGCAAGTGGAAATGCTGGTAACACAAGCCTAAATTCCAACTTTGGTAACATGGCTATGGGCTCTGCTCCACTAGCAAACCCTTCAAAGGGAAAAGATGACGCTCAGTCAAAAAAGCTGGAGCCAGTAGAAGTTACGGCTTATGCATTATTCAATGTCGTTGTTCCTACTTATAACCTAGATTACCTAGCCAAAGTTTATGAAATTAACTCATCCCACTTTGCTGCGGTACAATCAAAGATATCAAACGTAGTTGGTCTAGGATACGACCTACTAGAAACTCCAAAGGTTACTGCAAGGTTTGATGAAATTCCAGATGAAAATATTACACAAATTCAGAATTTCCGTAGAAAAGTTTCTAGATCAAAGCAACAGATCCTAGATCTTATCAATACACTGAATAACGATGACTCCCTTCTTGAAACTCTAAAGCGGGTATATCTAGATTATGAAGTTACTGGAAATGGATATATTGAAATTGGCAGAACTGCAACTGGAGCAATTGGCTACGTTGGTCACATTCCATCTACAACAATGCGTATTCGTAGAAAGCGTGACGGGTTTGTTCAGATTGTTAATTACAGAACAATGTTCTTCCGTAACTTCGGAGATAAAGAAACTCCAGATCAAATTGGAGATGACCCAACTCCTAACGAAGTTATCCATCTAAAGAAATATACTCCAACAAGCTTTTACTATGGAATCCCAGATGTAATCCCTGCAACAAATGCAATTGCAGGAGATCAATTTGCCTCTAAGTTTAATATTGACTATTTTGAGAACAAGGCAGTTCCAAGATATATCATTACTGTAAAGGGTGCTAAACTTAACGCTGATTCAGAAAGAAAGCTATTAGAGTTTTTCCAAACTGGTCTAAAGGGCTCTAATCATAGAACTCTTTATATCCCTCTTCCTGCTGATGAAGGAAATTCAAAGGTTGAGTTTAAAATGGATCCAGTTGAGGCGGGAGTTCAAGACTCTTCATTCCATCAGTATAGGCAGGATAATAAACTTGAGATTCTTATGGCTCATAGAGTTCCATTAACAAAGGTTTCAATTATGCCAGGAATATCCCTTGCAAATGCTCGTGATGCAGATAAAACATTCCGTGAACAGGTAACTCGTCCAATTCAAGAAGATATTGAATACAAGGTAAACAAGATTATCGCAGAATTTACTGATATGTTTGAGCTTAAGTTTAATGAACTTACTCTTACTGATGAAGATACTCAGTCTAAGATTGACGAACGCTATCTAAGAATGAAGGTAATTACCCCTAACGATGTAAGAATTAGAAAGGGAATGGTTCCTATGGATGGCGGAGATGTTCCAGTAGAATTAACGTCTCAACAGAATGCAGAAGTAAATGCTCAGACAACTAGAAATAGACGTAGAGACCAAGAAAGATCAGCAAATTCACCAGATTTAAGCGGTGAAGGCAGAAATGCTAAGGGAGATGGTCGTCAAGCCCAATAAATAATACAGAATTATTTTGTATTTTGTTATAAACTTGATATTATTTACTTACTATGGAACTTAAAAAATCGTATTGGAAGACTGATGGAGATAGCATTAATCTCTCAGTCCCATTTGTCAAGGTAGATAAAGAACGTAGAATGGTCTCAGGCTTTGCAACGCTTGATAATGTTGATAAGCAGGGAGACGTTGTTGACACTCAGGCAAGCCTTGATGCATTCAAGCGTTTCCGTGGAAATATCCGTGAGATGCATCAACCAATTGCGGTAGGAAAAGTTGTTTCATTCAAGCAGCACGATTTTTACGATGCAAAGACAAAGAAGAACTATAGTGGAGTTTTTGTAGACGTATATGTTTCAAAGGGTGCACAAGATACATGGGAAAAAGTACTAGATGGCACACTTTCAGGTTTTTCGATTGGCGGAAATATTAACAAGTCAGACACAGCTATGGATCATGAAGACTACTCTGGTCCCGTCAGACTTATTAAGGAATATGATCTTGTAGAGTTATCTCTTGTAGATAATCCAGCTAACCAGTTGGCTAATGTTTTCTCAATTCAAAAGTCTGATATTGGTTTTACTGTTACAGGTATTGCAACTGAAGTTAAGGCATCAAATGTATTTTATTGCCCTAGTGATGAAGTTGCTGTAACGTCAGATTCTGAATCAAACAAGTGCTCAGTCTGTGACTCAACAATGGAAAACATTGGTTGGGTTGAACAAGGCTCAGACACAAAGTTTGAGGATGTAGAAGAAGTTGTTGATCGTTACCTAGGTAAGGTTAACAAGTCAAATGAGTTAGAAAACATCACTGGTAAAGGAGGTAACAAAGTGGATGAATTAAATAACGAAGTAGTAGAAGAGGTTGCAGAAGCCCCAGCCGAAGAGGTTGTAGAGGTTGAATCTGCAGAAGCACCAGCAGAAGTGGCTGAAGAGATTCAGAAGTCAGATGAAGTTTCTGATGAAGAACCAGCAGTTGAAGAAGTTGTAGCTGAAGAGCCAGTGGCTGAAGTTGCTGAAGAAGCAGCAGCAGACGAGGACTTTGAAAAAATGCTAGAAGGAATTAAGTCTTACATCGAAGACACCATTGCTAAGTCACAAGACACTCCAGGAGTAGAGCAAATTATTGCTGAAATGGAAGGTCGCATCGGTAAAATGATGGACGAGAAGCATGGCGAGATGTCAAAGGCAGTTGAAGGTATGAAGGGTGAGCTTGAATCAATCAAGTCTCGCATGGATTCATACGAGGCATCAACTGCAGTAAAGAAGTCCAATGACTCAGCTTTTGAGTCAGTGGAAACTGTTAGAAAATCAGAAAGTATCTGGAAAGGTCACTTCCTCGGTGTCCAAGATCTATAAAAAACAAAAAAAATAAAATAAAAAAAGGTAGGTGAAAATAGATTATGAGTAATGAACTTTTACAAAAAGTAATTGACACAACAAATCTCGGTAGCGATGCAGACACGACTAATACAAACGGTCATGGTCTTCTTTACCCAGATCAGGCTAACCGATTCATTGATTACATGTGGGATGCAACGATTCTTGCTAAAGCAGCACGAACAATTCGTATGCGTTCAAACACAACTGAAATTGATAAGGTAGCTGTAGGCGAAAGAATCCTGCGAGTTGCAACAGAAAACAACCCAACAAACTATGTTTCGGGTTACACAAACACTGGTGCTACATTCAGCAAGGTTTCTCTTACAACAACAAAGCTTCGTCTTGATTGGGAACTTTCAAGTGAATCTTTGGAGGATAACCTAGAGGGTGGTGATCTCGAAGATCACATTGCACGTCTGATGGCAACACAGGCTGGTAATGACGTTGAAGACGTATTGATCAACGGTGATGACGATTCTTCAGACGGTCTGCTTCAGGCGTTTGACGGTTTCCGTAAGAAGGCTTTGAACGGTGGTCACGTTGTTGACGCTGCTGGTTCTACACTTTCGGGTGCAGAATTCAACAGTGCTCTAAAGGCGTTGCCTCGCAAGTACAAGCAGCGTAGAAACCAATTGCGTTTCTTCGCAGGTTCAAACTTGGTTCAGGATTACCTGTACAACTTGACAGACGTAGCTTCGTCCCCATTTGATATCGCTTCTGGCGTTATCCGTGGAAACGTTGCAGGTCCAGACGGTTCTCCAGGCTCCGTAACACCATTCGCATTCGGTATCCCAGTCGTTAACGTTCCATTGATGGACGAAACACGATCAGGAACATACAGTGGAGCAACAGGAAATCACGGTGAAGTACACCTTACATTCCCACAGAACTTCATTGTAGGTATCAAGCGTGATGTTACAGTTTACAGACTGTTCCAGCCAAAGAAGGATACAATTGAGTACACACTCTACATTCGTGTAGGTTGTGCAATTGAAAACCTCGATGCACATGTTATTGTTAAGAACGTTAAGGTAGCCTCTTAATAATCCAAATAGGTTGGGGAGGGATAGCAATATCCCTCCCTTAATCTTTTTCTGATATAATTAATAAGAACGAAAGGATTAATAATGTCATTTGACACTATGAAGGTTACCGAACTTAAGACAGTAGCAGACACTTTTGGAGTAGATCTAGAAGATGCTAAAAATAAAGCAGAAATCTTAGCAGTTATTACAGAAGAAGGCGTTACATATGAAATGTACGCAAAATTCTTAAATGCTGAAAAGGAAGAAGTTGAAGAAGTAGAAGCGGAAGAGGCTCCAAAGCCAAAGCCAAAGAAGACAGATAAGAATACAGTTCTTATCAAGATGGAAAGAAATAACCCATCTTACCAGACTTATGGTCATGTTTTTACTAGAGAACATCCATTTGTTGCAGTATCAGAAAATGATGCTCAAGAAATTTTTGATAATGAAAAAGGATTCCGAATGGCTACTCCAAGAGAAGTTCAGGAATACTATTCATAAGGAGTAGATAAGCTTGATTGAATTAGCAGTAAATTCATCACACAGAATTGATATCTTAGTTGTTAAGGATGATCAAGCTGTTGCTCCAGACGCAACCCCAACTTATAGAGTCTATGATGCAGACACTGAAGTCCTTTTAAAGCAGGGCACAGCATCAATTGATACAACAGATGTTGGAAGATATTATGTGTCCATCAACTCATCTATCACTAATATTGATAGAACATTAAGAGTTGAATGGACATATAGTATTTCCACCAACGTTGTTAGTGGATATGAATACACACTAATTTCCACTCCGTATGCTGAAATCGGAGAAATTATTGATGAGCTAGGACTGGGAACAGAGCCAACAGATTTAAACTTCTACCCATATGCTAAATTGCGATCATGTGAAAGAATTGCCCGTTTACAGATAGATAACTACACTGGTAGAAACTTTGGTCAAAGAGATAGTGCTCAAGTTGTTTATGGAAATGGATCAGATACACTCTTATTCACAGAAACAATGACCAATCTTACAAAAATTGAACAAGATGATGTTGTTATCTTTGATACAGCAACTGGATATAATG